TTAATACATAATGAAGACAGGTTTCGATTCTACATCAGCGGACAGCCCACAATCAGAAGAATACATGCAGGCGATGTCAAACATATTGGTACCCGTACTCGAACGAGCCATGTTACTCGCGTGTGAATACTCGAAGGCGTGTGGAAGAAGTGCGATTCTCATGAAAGACGTGGAATACGCGATGAAGTATTGCGCGATGCATGAGGTCGGTCAAAAAATTGGTTCATATTTCCCAGAAATATACGACGACGATGAGGATGACGAAGATGATATCGAAATTTTAGAGGAATGTGAGGGTGATTTCACTCGATATTCAGGTGATGACGTCGGAATGAACAAGATAAACGAATCCTATGATTTGTGGGATTCGTGGGTTCCCATGAATCCGTCAGAACAACTTTTAAAAAATGCAATCGATAGTAATGGACACTGAGCCCGAAGGGTGGACGGATACTGAATATAAAAAATTTAGAGTCGGCGAATCGGAATCAGATGATGATTCAGACGAAGAAGATGAAGATGAAGAAGATGAATCTAAGAAGGGTGGCGTCTCTAAAGCAAAGGGATATCAGGCCAAAGAATACAAAAAAATCCTATTCATAGAGGAACTCGTTTCGGAATAATTTTTTCTAATGGTAATATATAAAATATGTCGACCGCTGCCGAAACCATCACGCTCGTGAGTCAAGAACTTGAATCGCAATCCTTGAATGCCATCGTCGCCGGGTTTTCCTTCGCCGCGGCCCTCTCTTGGATGGACCTCGTCCGCTGGTTGGTTAACCAGGTCGTCAAGGTCAACAAGAACGGTGGTATGAACTACACCCTCACGGCGCTGTTCACCACTTTGTTGTCCATCGTGGTCTACCTCGGCGTCTCTCGTATGTCGACTCGTGTCCAAAAGCCAGCGCAACCAATCTACGCGGTCACTCGTTAAGATTGTTTCTTGGATACCAAAAGCATCACGACTCCGACCAATACTATCAAAAAGATGGATACAAAAGCATCCCATCTCTGCACATCCTCAAATTCGGGTATGTACACAGGTGGCGGGAGTGAATAATCCCGTTCTATTTTAGCCACATTTTCAAGTTTATCAGTCGAACACGTGAGTGCGAGTTTTAACACGTGATTTGCGTTTCTGAAATCGTACGGTATGAGACGCCCATTGCTACTGTAAAAGAATTGTACCCGTATACTCGTGATCGTTTGCTGTTTCCCGGAATCAAAGTTGTGTTCGAGTGTATCGTCGGAACCAGAATAATTCACGACGTCTCCACACGCGAGTATTCGCCCAGTGTAAAACGGTGTGTCTGAATATATAGTCTTGTTAAATTCATCCGAACCACTACTTAACTTTAAAACGAATGCATCCACCCCTTGTAGATTTACACTTCCAGTTTTGAGTGAATTACCCGTCGAATGTACATTATTTGCAGGCAAACCAAGTATATCGTGAGGCGTCGTATACATAGCGGACGACGTGTATCCATTTTCACCTCCATAGAATGCGAATGTAAAATCACTCGCCGCGGTGAATGTTATGTCATTCGTAGTGGATGCGTACGTCGCACCGGTGATAATCGTAGAAGATTGCAAGACGTTACTCGCTAAGTCGGTGCCGTCGTAGTTTCCAGTTGGAATCGAGACAATTTCGCTCGTAGATGACGTGTTTATCGTAAAGGTATTATTCCTTTCGTGTATTAACAACTGACTATTATGAATCCGAGCTGACACGAGTGATATCTTAGACACATCGTATACGGGATTTTTGAGGTGTATGACATAATCACCTGGTGTTGGATACGCGATCGGATCACGGTCACCACTATCTATGTCTAAGGTATGGACCTTCATTAAAATACATGGACAATATTTTAATGAGTGTATTACTCTGATTTTCGACCAAATTTAACACAAGTGGTGCGCATAAGGATTATTCAAAAGTTGACGTTTCGCAACACCCAGACTCGCCTGAGAAGCGTGTGGATTCGCATTTCCCTTGTACGAATTGAGATCATGGAAGCCTGTGTTCGTGTACTGTTGTGTCCACCCACCCGCTTGAGGATTCACACGACCATCGACCCGGGTCGTGTCGCTTCGAACACTCGTGACCATACCACCTTGGTTCAATGGACCGGCGCGAACATTCATTCTACCCGGGTTCGCTGCACGATTCGCTTTACCACGACGTTCATCCGGTCTGAAACCATACTTGGCCAACTCTTCGGTCGTGTACGCATGGCTTCCACCGATCGATACTTCTGGTGAAGCGAGATAACCGTGTGCGTAACTGTGAATACCTGGTTGTGGTTGGTTTGTGTATTGGTATTGCTCCATGTTGCCATCTTTCTTGTTTCTGGTTGGATCCTGGGACACCATGTTCGCGGAAATGAATCGCTTCGCTGGGGCTACGTTGAGTGTATCCGTTCGTAAGCCAGTCTCCGCACGATTCGTCGTGCGCTTCGTGCGTTCGTGTTCACCACGCGGGGTGCGACCAGACATGCCTTGTGCACGTCCAAACGTCATCGGGAGGCGCTCCGGCAAGAAAGTCGTCTTTTCGGGTCTATTGTGTGCCACCTCACCCGCGATGCCGCGTCGACCACCACTCACGTCTTGCGCGGGGCCAGATCTACCGGGGAGTGTGGTCATTCTGTAAGCACCAACGTTTTCTGGGTTTACACGCAAAAGCTGTTGGTAACCACCGTAACTCGCGACATTTGGGTCGACACCGAGACCCGGTCCCACGAGTCGCTTTTCCACTGGAGAAACGTTATTCATTCGATTGTAATCATTCATGCGGTTTCTCATTTCGAGGACTTCTTCGCCACTCGATCTAAATTGTGGTGCGACGACCGCCATGTTATCGACGGGAACCTTGGTTGGTTTTAAATTTTCAATTGGACGTTCTCTAACAAGTTCAACACTGGGACTCGCGACTAATTGTGCTGGAGTTGGTGCTGGCGATATCAAATAAGTCTCCTTTGGCTGACTCAACTTACGACCCGCGTAGACAAGCCCCGCGATAGCTGCGACAGATATGGGATCAGCCATTCTTATTTCTTATTGATATTTTTATTTAAGTATCTTTGATTAAACAAACCATTTTGTAGTTCGGATCGAGTACTCATTGGTTCATACCCTACGCTACGAAGTGGAATTTTGCATTCCATATTTTGAAGTGGGAATAAGTTTTGTTCGTACGTTTTGGCGAGCACTTTGTTAAATCGAGAAGTGGATTGTGGGCGAAGTTGATCGCTCGTTTCTATGAATTCCGCTGGTGCACCCTTTCCAGCCATGAAAGGTGCGGTCCCATACAACATAGTGTTTGGTCGAGATGACCCATTATTCAGCGTACTGGGCTGAGGATACACAAAAACCTCTTCCGTCGCACAGTTTACTGGAACGGCTGGATTTTGAACCAACTTAAGACCCGGCTGCAATTGGTAAGCCATTTTATTATTACGTGAGATTTATTTATGTCGAGCGTGGTCTAGTGGCGGTTCTTCTCGCATCCCCATTTGGATCGAGACCGGCGAAAGCTTCGAGTTGGACCCCACGTGCATTTGGATCACACATTGATCCGTCACTCTTGCACATAGGTGCACCCCTCTTACCATAAAGATATTCAGCAAATTTGGTCTGATCACCTGGAATCGTGGTCACTGGACCGGACACAAATTGCCTCGCGAGTGCGTTTTGTTGATACATTGGGAGCGTCGATCGGGATCGAGCCGGTCCGAATGAGGTGTCACCCACAATGAATGCATCGACATCAGCCTTTACGGTTTCATACTTACACGCTGGTAACCTGTTTGGTTCATCACCCATGAGAACATTTGCCATTGGATTATCCCTCGTTGGTAATTGACACGCATCGCCTATAGTCTCGTAACGTTCAACGCCCCACGTTGCACACTCTTTCACCATACCCGACCGATCCATAACATAAAGAACTCCCAATGCGGTCGCCGCGAGAACGAAAATTCTGACGTCCCGTTTGATGAGATAATGGATGCACGCCGCATAAATAATAAATCTCGAGCCGGCATTGACGCGCTGTGCTGAGGTCTGTATGTTGGTGGGCCAAAATTCAAGGATTTTTTTATCATCAACGAGTTGCTTTGGATCTCTAAACCAAGAGCTCATTTAATATATATTAGTTTTATTTTTTCAAGATACCCCCTAGCATACCCTGCATGGTCTTCATGAGTGCGGCTTCATCGATTCCACCGTCTTGACCTTCGAGTTTGTCGGCGCACTCCTTCGCGACCTTTTCAATCATAGAGAGTGTGTCCGCTGGGATAGAACTGATCGTCGTGCCGAGCATGTAGAGCGTCTGGACATATTGCCACACGGCCTCCTTTGTCTGACTGGAGATAGACGCCCACTTTTCCTCAATCTTCACATCTTTCAAGAAATCAAGATTTTTAGCTTCATTGAGAAAGAATGCATCATCCTTCGAAGAAATCTGCTCGGCGAACGGGGTCACGCTCGCCATGAACCCATCTACGACGAGGCGTGGATTGGAGGTTCGCATAATTTCAAACCCGGACATACACTTCTTGATACCCTTTTCTTCTGGAAACGTCTTGTGAAGTTCCGCAAGAAATTGGCCCATCATATCATTGAAAGCATTCACAGAACTCATATTTACTATGTTCTCTACTCACTTTGTCTTTAAGCGAATGGTTCTGTCGATATGGTTTCCTTACCACCTATACCATTTGATACTATGAAAAAAACGAGAATCGCGTTCAAAAATGCAGGTTTGGAATAAGCACTCGCTGGGAGTTTACCTTCGTTGTTGAGCTTGGATTTAATGTGAATGTACCCCGCCGTGATGATACCTGCTATGATGGCGGCCCACGCTGGATCTCTCAGATAGTCTTCGAACTCCATTTAATTATAGCCAACTTTTTTTGCGCGGGTTTCAGATGCGTCTGGGAATAGGACGGGTTCTTCATCCTCCTCTTCGGGTTCTTCCATGGGTTGAACTGGTTGAGTAGATATGGTCTTAAATTCATTATCAAACGGAGATTGTTCGGGTTCTGGCTGTTGAATTTCACTGGATTCCGGTTCCATACCCACGGGTTCGGATTCTTCCTGCATTTCGGGTTCAGCTTCCGGTTCTGGTTCTGGTTCTGGGTGAGTGTAGTCGTCGACAAATTCTGGGTCTTCTGCGTCGGTCGCTTCACCCCCGACATCGATGTCTTCATTTTCATTCGACATGTATGTTTGCAGTATTTGTTGTACTGGAATGAGTTCTCGAACGGACGCCTCGATCACGGCACTGAATCGTTGGAACAGTTGTTCATCTCTCGTGTGTTCGTTCTGACTTTCGGTAAAGATGTATGGATCTTTGTAGATATCCTTCGCCATGTTATTGTAACACGTCTGTATGAACGTCTCATTCGTCGGCAATTTGAGCGATATCTTTTTATTATCCTTCCCGAGTCGGACTGACGAAAGAATCTTCACACAACTCACGAACACCGCGGCGAGGAGATCATTAAACCACGCACACCTATTTGCGATGTTATCGGTGTGCTGCTTAGACATACCCTCGTTCCAATTCGGAACTTCCTTGAGTAGCTTTTGAAACATGATCAACACCTTTCTACCCTTAGACATGGTGTACGCCTCTTCAAATATTTTATCAAATGTTTCGATCATAACTGGACACATCAGATGAGACAATTGTCCCAGATACTCGCGTTTAGCTTCTACGAGTACATTGAGATTATCCATTTATGATAGAGTGAAATTTTTTTACGAGCCTTTTCCCGCATTTACCCTGTATTTATTAGCAACTTTCTTCAGATTGACGAATGAAGGAAAATCACCGAATTCTTCGATCGATTCATGTTTTTCAGATTTATTCGTTTTCTTTTTGTACGTCCACGATACATATATTTCGTAGTCTCCGACGAGTCTGGTGTAAAACCCACCCAGATCGAGTTGGCGTTTTATGTAATGCACGGCTTTGAATCTATCGAACGCTGGGAAACCAACCACGAATGACGGTACGGATACGAGTAAAAATTTATTTCCGAATTCTGCACTTTGCCTGATTTTCTTTGATATCTGTTCGTATATTTTCACATACGTTTCTTTTCGTAATTTGTTCCGTTTTTCAGATATCTTTGACAATTCATCGACACTGATCATTAGATTAAATCAATTAATTATTTTCGAGAATTTTTGGGCGGTCGTACATTTCTGTGGATGTGAGTATTTGTTTTTCGATGATGGGCTTGCTTTTTATGTAGTTAATGTGGTTCTCGCGAATTTTATCAAAATCTTCGAATTCGCGTATATCTTTGTCGGTGGTGAACATTTTAGTGTCCGTGGGCTTGTTCACATCGATGGGTTGTGTTCTGAGAGATATGACGACGACGAGGGGGTTCGCTTTACTCACTTCTTTCATGTATTTGGCGATGATGAGCTTAGTCACATCAACTTTACCCGTCTCTTCATCGATGAATTCGATGGGGGCATCTATCATCGCTGAATCGACATCGCTCTGGGACACACCGAGTGTTCGAAGCGTGGCTTGCATGTTGAAATCGTTCCAGTTCACGCGATCTGGGTCATTCATGATCCGAACATCAGAAGTCATGGCGAACGCGTATGGAAATCCACCGTGTTTAAGCACCATGAAACGGCATCGATACACTTCATCACCGGTTTGTTTGTGTTTGTATTTACGAACTTCGTGTGTGTCTATGATGTATGTACAAAGACCCGTCAGTTCCTGGATGCGTTTGTTTACCGAAAGTACGATTTGTTCCATCACACTGTTTGAAACTTTAACGTTTTCCAGTCGTTCGTATGCGGACAAATCGAGAACACCTTCGTCTACGTCGGATGTCGCATCTTTAGTCATGAACATCTCTGTTCGCCTGGACATCAGGAAAAGCACGAGCACAATCAATGCGAGTAACGATACCCACCTTGGAATCATTATTAATATACACGCATAAAAATTTTGAAAAAAACTCCAGAAAAGTGGATCGTTCATATAAATCACATGTACGTTTTCTTTACCCAGTCTCGATCCGCCTTAAAAATTTTAGATAATTTGGGATTCGTGGTTCTAAATAATATCATGAGCACGTTAAGACGCCGAAAAACACCGAGTGGTGGTTCCCCCGCGCGAATGAACTTTCCGAGCGCGCGATGTCTCGCGAGCTCCGATTTTTCACGCACGTCTTCGTATCCGTGTTTACTTAACTTACCATTTGATCGTATGGGAATGATGACCTTATTTTTCATTACATTACACAAAGAATTAATATAATGGGTGCGCCCTTTTTACGACAAATTTTTACCACGGTATTTTAAATGTCGCTGCTGATATACAGTCCACGGTGTAGTCACAGTCTAGACATTATCGATTTCATTAAGAGACAACCCCAGCTCACACAGCTCGTGAATTATCATAACATAAACGAGCGAGGTATTCCACCACAGTATGCACACAAAATAACGCGCGTGCCGACGATGTTGACGAAGAATGGTAAGTTTCTCGTCGGCAATGAAATAAAAAACTGGCTCGAGTCGCTACTGCCTAACAACGACGTCGATTCGTGTGGATTCGGTGGATGTTCCATGACGACTTTAGACGGCCAGTCGAATTCCGATATATTTGGTCTCGATGAC